TTAGCTGGAGCTGTCGCTACTGGTGGTGTAGCCCCGTTATTCAATTGTATGGTCGTAGCATTAACAAACGTAAAGTTAGTTGTTTCGACCCCATCGAGACTTACTGTGATGTCCGATGTCTTAAGATATGGAAATGTGAAATTGTAATTGGTATCTGAACCATTACTTACATAGTTGTTTTCTGTAACAGCACTCATGTGGTTACTTCCTCATGTTAATTAAATTCTGAGTGGCTTCGTTTCGGTTTTGTGCTCTTATTGCACCCTGCACATCACCTTCTTTCATACTTTCATTAGCTCTTTGCTGATTTAGTATAACTGATTCGATGTCAGGTCTTTGTCGTAATAATTTAAGCTCTGCTATTTTCTGAGCATTTCTAACAATGTTGTTAATTTCTTTAAATACAGGTAATTTTTCTGTATGTAGTTTAACACGCTCTTCGCTAAAGTCAGAATTATTTTGACGATATAATTTAAGTTGTTCTATTTCTTTTTTATACCTTGGATTATTAATAATACGTTCTAGCTGTAAATACATTTGTTGCTCACCAATATATTTATTAATAAGCTCACGTTCTTCTGGTTTATATTCGTAAGATCCTGTAGAATCTTTCTTTAACATTGACAGTCCGTTCCAGCCAGTTTCTTGTAACCATACTCTCCAAGGCTCTCTTGTACCACTTACTTGTACAGGACTGATAGCATTAAGTATTCTTAAAAATGGATTGTCAACATCATTAAGTGGCTGACCTGTCCATATATCTATCTGTTCTGGAAGTGTACTTGAGAATCCGGGTAGTCTATTTTTGACAACAGAAATAACTTCTGCTTCAATGTCTTTCTGTGATGATGTAATAGCATTACTTAGTACACCAGCTCCACCAGATAGTGGTAAGAAAGATCTAAGTGTATTAGCAGTAAGTCTACTCCAACCTGTTAAGTCACCGTTAGTAACTGATATAAGCGGTTCTAAACCTTGTAAAGGTGTTTGGTTTAAAAATGTAGCAGCTATAGTCCATGTCAATTTAGACATAAAGTTTTCTAGGAATGATTCATCTAAATCTCTAGCATAGTATGCCATATCACCTAGAGGTGCTAGCACATGCTCGATACCTATAATACCTTCGTAGCTTACCCAAGAATTACCTATTCTTACAGTCTTAGGTTCATAACCCATCTGGTTACGTTCCTTGTTTCTACGTGATGCGTTATAGTGTCCGTTACCACGTATGTTACCACCCATAGCATATTGCCATAGTGTACTTACTAACATGCTACTAAACGCCATTCTACCTGTATACTCAGCTCTTAGGTTTTCCCATATAACTCGAGCATTAGGTGTCTTAGCCATGTCAACACCATGCTCTAATAAAGCAGCAGCGATGTCATCATCTGTTTTCGCATATAAAGTTTTACTATATTTATTGATTCCGGGTATTAAAGTGATAGGAGTCCACGAAGATGCAGCTTTGATATAGTTACTACTTGTACGTGGGAACATCATTAAGAACTTAACAAAAGGGTATGCAGTAGTACCTTGGTTAATCCAACGTGCTAAACCATCATCTAAGTTAAGTTGTACTTCTCCAGCAGTAGCTCGTAATACGTCATCTTTGATTAGACCATTATCGTCAAACATTGACTTATAATGAATCTTCTCAGCTTTCATTATCTCTGTCCAATCAGCAAAACCTTTGTCACTAAAGACATCATCGTAAGCTCTGGTACGTGATAGATAATGTGCTAAGTGAGTCGACGTAAATACATCAGGAAATACCATTCCTGTCATACCATATCTCATCCACTTAAACTGACCTAACTGTTTTAAACGAACAGCTGTATCTAGTTGTATTATTCTACCAATATTCCCTTCAGCTTCATATATTTTACGCATATCTTCCATGATATCCCAAGCTCTATCGGTTTTAAACACAAAATCTTTACGATATGCTTTAACCATCATGTCAGGATCTTTATGAGCTTTTTTCATCATAGTAAACGCATCTGACAAAGCTCTACGGTTAGTCTCAAAGACTGCACCATTGTAGTAAAAAGTACGCTTTAATCCAGCGAAGTCATCATACATACCGTAAAAACCATGCCCAAGTACTGCGGTCATAGGTCTAAGTATTAACTGTGTGCCGTTACCAACAGTAGCTCTGAGAGCAGATAATCCAGATAATACATTATTATATACAACACTCCATGCACTTTTAGCAAACAAATTTAATTGTTTAGGATCAGGACTTTTTAACATACCTAACGGTGTGATCTGATCTGCTGCCCATGCGTGTAATTTTGCTATAGTATCTACGTCACCGTTTGAGTGTGCAAACGCATCCATCAACGGTCTTAAATATATAGGATTCTCTTTCTTTAGTTTTTTAAGTAATTTACTAAACTTAAGATTTTTTTCATGTATTGCATTCTCAGCTAGCGTAAACTCTTCTGTTAAAGTGTCAATAGCTTCTCTGACGTTTTGAGGAGGTATTTGGTCAAACCAGTTTTTGTTAGCTAAACTCCAACCAGATATATATTTATTCAAAGCATACTCATCCATAAGAAATTCTAACTTATCGATAATCAGATCCATTACATGGTCTTCATCTACGTATGGTTGCATTTCTTGTAGAGCTTCTGCCATTGTATTAGCTTCTCTACCTAATGTATCCATAACTCTTGCAGATGATGCTGTGACATCTCTACCTAAAAATTTATCAATCAAATCACGCATAGCAAATGCTGCTGCTCTTGCCTGCTCTTCGTTGATAACTTCAACCTTTAACTTACCCATAAGTAAGTTTTTTACGTCTCTGTTAGATAAAAAAAGTTCTCTAACCTCATCTATCGATCCAGCTGCTATAATATCATTATAGATACCCCATGCAGCTGCACTCATTTCTTTTGCACTAAATCTAAAACCATCTACAAGAGCATTAAATCTACCAGCGTCTCTCGCTTCTTCAGCTACACCCATCACAGCACCACGAGATCCCGGACCTACCATCAGTCCTTTACGTCTCATAGACTCTGTTATAATAGGTGCAGGGTCGCCCTCAGAGACTCCGTTCTTGATAGCTGTAGTATCAGCCATGTTTCGTGCTACATTGCCCGGAGGAGGCGTCTGCCTAGTCGTAGAAGCGTCATCTAGTATGCCGGGGTTTATGTCACCGTCAAAACCATCAAACAATTCTAACTGGTCTGGATTCTCGATCTTACGTATTGCAGCTTCTTGTGATTCTCTAGCCGCACTATTGTCAGCAATACGAGAAGCGTCATCCATATTATCAATAATACCTAACTCGTTTTCTAACTCGATCTGTCTATTAATTAGAATGTTCTCGTTTTGTCTACTTAAGTTTTTACTACCAAGAGATAGTTGTGTTCTGATTTCTTGTAACTCTATAAGTTTATCGTTGTCACCACCTAACTCAAGTTGTGTTTGTTTATATTGAGCAGCTGTATCATCAAGTGGCTCCATCCAGTCTAGCATTTTTCTGCCAGCCAGTCTATCTACACCAGCTCCAATGATTGTACCGAAGACAGCAAAAGGTGCTGCCTCTAACATGTTCTTTCTTTTTCTTACAGCAGGGCTATCACTATCTTTTGTGACTATCCACTCTGGTAAAGGTATTCTACCCTTTGGTCCAAATAAACCGGGTACGCTATCAGCAAGTGCTTCAGCAACGTTGTTCTCTTCCCCAACATCACTAAGGCCTACAATAGCTGCGTCTCCTAATCCTTGTGCTACTATTGTGTTAGTGAGTTTTTGATACCATGGTTTACCTACGTTAAAAGCATTTACTGCTCCTTGTATCCTACCACCAGCATGTATAGATGGTAGTACGACAGAAAGTATCTTACGTAGCTTTTGGTGTATAGGATTATCAAGCTGTGTAGCTTTATCCCACTTCTCATCTATTCTGTTATACCCCGGTACAACTGTACCAAGAGCATCGTTTGCAAAATCAACATATGATAAACCGGGAATGGATAGAGTTTGAAATACACTTTTTAATCTTTTAACAGGATTATAGTATGGGTCATCGTTGATAGCTTGCCGTTGAGCAGCTCTCTTTTCTTCTAGACTCATATTGTAGTATTTCTGATGAAACTTCTCACCTACCTCGTCTTTCTCTTCACCATTTTGCATTCGCCACCAGTTATCATACTCTTCTAGCATCTTGTCATTATTAGCTTTGTTACTAAGGTCGACAGTACTGTTACCGTATGAAGCACCAAATGCAGATGGATATAACTGTTTTGCGTTAGTTGGGATAGAATCAGTAATATTTAATTCACTTTCTGGTAAAGTCTGATCCTCTTCTTCCATGTCTCTTGCATCTGCAAGTAGTTGTTCTTCTTCATTCATTATAATATTCTGGGTATTGTCTCCTTAATAAATCCTGATATATTGGATTTGCTAATGTCATCCAAGCTGGTTTTGGTACAGGCTGCCTTGAATAACCACTGTTTTCAATATACTGCTTAGTTAATGCAGCTGCCATATTTTCATACTTTACTGATCCTCCAGACACATATTCTGCAAAATCATGAGCACTAGCTGGCATGTTAATTTTATATCCTTGTAATGCTAAATACTGATTCACTATGTGGTGTGCGTTTGTGCCTTTAGGATAATAATTATTAAGTACGTATTTTAGATTTTTAGGTAAAACTATATTGTCAGTACCTCGTATAGCAGCTTCTGCTAATAACCTAGTTTCGCCGTTTGATACAAGATCTTTTCGGGCTAGTAGAGCTGGCACACTTGTACCTTTTTGGATTTCTGAATCTATTATACTTTGTCCTATAGTATCACCTTTAGCATCAGCATCACTAAACATTATAAATACAGTTTTGTTTTCACCAGTTGCACCCGGTCTATTTCTAAACAAACCTTTACCTACAATACCATCTTTACCGGGTGTTTCATCTAAACCAAGTTGCTTTTCAAGTTGTTCAAGTGTGGTAATGTAACGCTCATTAGGATCTTCAATTTTACTATTAGCTCTATACTTGTTATAAAACCATAATTCTGCGGCTTCTGAAGCTTGTGTAGCTGTATCATGACGAGTCTGGTCTATCATGTTTTCTTTAACAGCAGCAGTAATTTTAGATTTTACATCTTCTTTTATCTTAGTCTCAATTGCATCGTAACTGCCTGCTACCTCCTCAAGAGAGTCTAGTGTTTTTTTAAACGGTAATAAAACTGCACCTTCTTTGTCTCCTTTTTCTAGCTTATTATATCTAAATATAAACTGAGAAAAGTCACCTTGCTGTGCAGCCTTTAAAACATGATTTACTGTATTCTGACTTAGACCATCCGCAGCATGAAAACTGATATAATCATAATATACTTTCTTAGCACCCGTACTTGTAGCAGCTTCTATGTCTCTATAGATTTGACTAAAATCTTCATCGTATCTGTTACTTTCTACACTTACATGGTTTTGAGCTTGTTTTATTTCTCCAGCTTCTTTAGCTTGTAATATACGTTTCTCAGTTTGCCTTATGTCCGAAGTTACTTGACCATAGTTACCCATGATCTCAGTTTCTAAATATTCAAGCTTATCAAAAATAGGTATGCCTTTTTCATTACCTCTTGATGTAGGTAGTATATAACCATTTTGAAACTCAGTTATACCAAGAACTTCTCGTTTAAATAAATCAGGATTATCTCTATAACGTGGAGATTGTGCTTGTCCTCTAGCCCACTCTATAAAGACTGGTACTGGATTAACACTTAGGCTAGCTTGTAATGTACCAGTTCGAGTCTGTGTAGGCATTCCTAAGCCATCAATAATAATACTATTGACGAAACTTTGAGCCTCGTTATAACGATCAATTTGTGTATAATTTGGTCCTAAAGGTTGGCCCCATGCACTACGTAGATTTTCAGTATTATTTCTTTGATCTTTTTCTCCGTTTAATTTATCTCGTTGAAGTTTTAATTGAAATTCTTTTACCGCAGCTTTAGAATCAAACAATTCGACAACTTTAATTCCAGTAGGAGACTTAGCACTGATACCATACTGCCTTAAAAACTCATGTGCTCTATAAGAGTATAGTTCTTTGATATTTGTATGGACATCTATTTCGGTTTTCTCTCTTACATAATTTAGAAAACTTTGTTCATAAGTATCAAAATTTTGTACTAAGTGTCGATATAATTTTCTTTGTAAATGTTTGCTAGTGTTACGTTCTACAGCTGATAAATAATCAAACGTTGTTCTATCACCGGATTGTATATTATTAATTCGTTGCTGATCTTTCTCTGCTCGAACTTTTGTTTCAAGTTTATCAGTTGCATTCCAGAAGTCTGTTAATGTATCTAACTCTCCAGCATCTTTCATTCTCTGGAACTCAGCTTCGCCATATTTTATGTCAGCATACTCTCCAATGCTACTAGCCATACTGCTTAAGTTTTTACTTAATGTTGGAGTAAGTTGCCCAATCATTATGGCTTGTTGACGATACTGTTCAGCTTGTCCTCTGAGTGCTTCTACTTCTCTTTCTGCTCGTTTTTGTGTAGCTTTTTGACGCATTTCAAAAGCTTTATTCTCTAGACTTTTTATGTCTGCTCTGTTTTGTGCTTCTCTTTTAAGCTTACCACTAAGGTTTTTGATGTATAAATCATCAGTTGCTTTTTGCTGACTAGCTTGTCTTTCAAGAGCACCTGTTACTATTTGGGACTGATTTTGTATTTCTTGTATCCCAGCTCGGGATAACTGACCTGCATTAAATCGTCCCCCAGAAGCGTACTTCTTATAGTTTTTTGCCATTTTTATTATCTAAACTGTTGACTTTGATTCGAGTAATAGTTACCTATCTGACCTGCTATACCTGCTATCGCATTACCCCATATACCAGCTGTCGCAGCAGATGCTGAGAAAGTTGCACCCTTAACTGGTTCTGGACCGTAGTCGAACTCTTGAGTAGGTGGTGGGTAAATAAATGTAGCCATTGGTGTTTTAAGTGGCTGGACTGGCATCGGTATTTCACCGGGGTCTAGCATTTTTGCAGCAAAAGCATTTAAGTCTGCTACTGTTCTATCTTTTGATATCTGTTTTAGTACTGAGTCTGTAGCTGCTTCTGCATTATCTAAAGATAAGTTTAACATTGTTAGTTGTTTTCCAGTCTTAAAGGCAGTAACTTGTGCAAGTTTGTCAGCAGATCGACCTACGACACCTCTTGCTCGAAGTTTGCCTTCGGCTTCCATAGAATCTAAATAAGCTGCTTCTTTATCAAATGCAGCTTCTGTATGGATTTCTTCTAGTTTTCTGTATTCGTCTGATCTCGCAGTTTTTTCTGCAAGAGCATTTATACTCATCTGATTTTTGTATATATCTTCAGACTTCTGAAACATTCTTTCGTTTGTTTCTTGTTGTTTATTACGAATTTGTAGTTGAAAATTATATTGGGCTAAGTTACGTGCATCTTGATATGCAGCTACTCTACCTTCGTCTTGAGCTGCAATTTTAATTTGCTCGATTTGATATTCTTTATCTCTATCAAACTTATCTTTATTCATTTGATATTGTTCTTTATCAAACTCATACTGTCTTTCAGTAGCTGCGTTTCTAGCCTCGGCTTCACTTCTTGCAGCACTTGCCTGTTTACTCGCACCGATAAGACTTATAGCACCTCCTATAAGTGGTCCCCATATATTATTCTCTATACCTGTAGCTAGCTGTTCATTCAGCATAGCTTTTGCAGGGTTTGACGTCATATTAATATCAGCATCTGACATAGGAACGTCAAACTGATTCATCATCATGTTTATATTCTCCTATAAAATCTTGGTGAGTAAATACCTTCCCACATCATTGAGTTAAGAGATACTGGGAATGGAGTGTCATTAAATAATCTTAGTGTAAAGTTATCTGATTTCTGATGTATAGGTAATGTAAAGACTGACTGATCGGATAACGGTATATCGTTTGCTAAATACTGGTCGGCTTTTACTACAGGATTAAGATTGTACCACTCATCAAGAAATATTACTATGTTAACTCCAGCTGCTGGTGCAGAATTAAGTATAACTTTAGGCGCGTTACCAGTTCTGTCAACTGTAAAGTCGGTAGTTTCTACGTTATTAAGTCTGACTTTTATCTGGTTATCATCTATATAACTAAAATCAGCGTCAATCCAAGAAAACTCTGTGGTAGTACCATCACCTGTATATTCTCTTTGACCTTGACCTACGCCTCTAGATTTTAACTTAAATCCCATTACACCTGATAATCCTACTGCAAACTTCATACGAGCTATTGTAAGATTAGCAGTAAAGTCTGACTTAGATCCAGAGTCATCTACTTTAAAATAAGTTTTTGGTAATATAACATCAAAATCATATTTAAATCCTACTATAACATCACTGGCTACAGAAGTTAAGTCTTTTCCGGGAACTTTAAAATATGGGTTTCCTGACTCTACGTCACGTTCTGGTGAGATTACAAATCCAGATTCAATAAAGTTACCTGTGGCTGTAGACCCTTTAATAATAAGTACTGGACTAAGATATGAAATGTCATCATAAGGTAAAAAACATTTACTAAAGTTATTTGTAGCATCATAAGTCACAGAGCTAGCTGTAGCATATAAGTCTATACAAGGATTAACTCTCTTACCATCATTATTAACGATGATAGCGTCTTCTGGACTTTGGCTAAGGCTTGCTTTACTTAGTGTATATTGAGTACCCTGTTTAGTTACAGCAAAAAATTCATCGGAGTCAGCTGCAATAGCTTGTACATTACCTTGAGCTTCCCAGTTAAACCATGCTTGTACTACGTTTTTTTCTCCATCACTATAAGTTCTAAAGAAATATATGTATCTAGAACTTTGTCCTGAGAACGCAATAAACTGGTTCTGTGGACTAGATATCATTGTATCTATACTAGCTGGAACCCACTCATTAACTATCCTACCTATGTCAATTACACTTGGGTTTTCGTTTTCACCACGTGTAACCATAGCAAAAACTCTAGTATAACTAGGTGTTTTACTTACAAAATTAAGTGTTGTACCTGTATCAACTGGACGGACTTGAAGGTCTGTCTGATAGTTAGCTATAGCACGCACTGTTGTAGTAGACGGTGTTAGAATACCGTTAGCGGATGACATCAAAAATTGCTGGTCAGCACTAAATAAAACTAAACCTTGAGTAGTCGGTAATACACTATGAAGTGCAGCAGGTCGAGTAGTTGCAGCTCTAATATCTATTGGGTCTGCATCTGTAACAAGCTGTGCAGATGTATGATAAAATTCAAAAAACTCAGCTGACTGACTTAAGGATACATTATCTGTAGAAATAAAACCAAGTCTATTATTGTGGAAAAATGCTTGCTGAATTGTTCTGTCTACAAATGATGGATGCTTGTTAGTCTCATCATCACCAACTAATCTGTCAGTATAAGAGATAGTTCTAAAAGTAAAATTATCTAAACTTGGGTTGACTAATTCATGAGGCATTGAAGTATTTTCGAGGCCTAAAGATACATCCGGTCCTATAGATTCTGACCAGAATCCGGGGCCAGATGTAGTATTATCTGCCGTATACTTCATGTAATATGCTGCACTTGCAGCACCACTACTAAGTATTTTGACAACATGACCATGTTTGCTTTCATTTGGTAAGTCACCTATTGATGAAACTTGATCTTGAAATATTACAAGTTTGTTACCAATTCGACCGCCAGTACCTGTGATAGTAAATGCTGTTGAACGACTTAGATGCAAACTATCGGCAGTTTGTACTATAGTATATCCTTGACCTAAACCAGTTATGTAGGAATTTAATGTACTTAATACTGTGGCGTATCTGTCGCTACTACCAGCTGTATAAGTAACGTTTACAGTTGTCGAGTTAACTTTTAATTCAAAGGTTGCGTTTGCTATATCACCTACTAATTTAATTGTAGCTTGACTATTAGGTGTAAACCCCGGTGGTGGAGTTCTTGTAGTTATTACTGTTGTTTTGTTTGTTATAATGGTTGTATCTTGTACAGTCAATACATCATAATCGTTACGTGAAGTTGCTGTAAGGTATGCCTGTGCCCCTGTATCATAAGTTATGGTAGCAGAGTTGCCAGATATAGCATTCCAGATAAAGATGCCTCCTGTAGAGCCTCCTGATGCTGGTGTAATACATCCTATATATTTTTCGGTATCAGTTCTAGAAATGTAGAACCATTTTGAGTTGTCGTATGTAGTGCCGCTACCTAAGTTAGTAATCCATTTAAATCCCGGTCTTTTAGTAAGACCAAAAGTTGGGTCAGGATATCCATTAAGGCATTCCTCTACTTGACCGGGAAGTTTTTTGTCATCTGCTTGTCTAGATACTCCACCTAGATAGTTGTCAACTCGTTGTGTGACTGAGGGCATTATCGTTGTAAAGCGTGAAATGGTTGATAGCTTTGATAGTAGTTTTGCTGTCCTTGAGGATGTCCAAACATAGTAAACTGTCCTTGACTTGTTTCGTACTCCATAGCTGATGATCTAGCAAGTGCTTCTTGCTGTTGTAGACGAGCGTACTGATCGTCGTCTCCTACTATCTTACCAGATACAAGTGTTGCTGCTCTGGCTGTAATATAACTTTGTATTGGGTCTGGTAAATCAATCCAATCAAAATACCAGATTATATCAAACTCAGGATTATAGTCCCACTGGTATGTATGATTCTGTCTATCATACAACTTACCTGATCTTCTAATCCCATCGTGAGAAGTGTTTTGTGAGTCCTCTGAGAGTTTAATCTGTATAATATTATTAGGTATAAGTATTTCTTTATTAACATCAGGTTTAAGATCAGTGTAATGATACTCTCTATTGAAAGTCCATCCTTCGGCTTGTACCTCTCGTGACACCTGTAACAGTGTATCATAGGCAATCGCAACTTCCGGGTTGGTTTGATCTAGTGTAGTTACAGGAGCCTGACCACATGATGTTAATATTTGGTTGATAGCTGGTAGCTCTTGTTTAGCGTTTGTGGTTGGAAAAGGCATAATAAAAAAAGGGGGAGAATACACTCCCCGTATAAAAAAATAAATTAGAAACCAGATGGTTTTGTAGCTGTTCCAGCGAATAGTTCAACAGCAGCGGCAGGATTTAAGTAGTCCGCCCCCATTGCTAGACGTCCGAGAATCACATCACCTTGGTATACCACTGACACGTCTCCGCTTGTAATCTGAACCTGTGGTCCGATAGCTTCAACAACACCAGCAGCTTCCTTCTGGAAGATAAGTCCACAACTGTTTGCAAATTCAGTCTCTTCACCGTACTCGTTGTTGATTCCGGTTACGTCAGCAGCAGCATCTTCTACAGCTTCTGATACGAATGATCCTGTATTTCCGGGGTCTGTTACACCGGGGTTAGTTGCAGATCCAGTTCCATACTTAGTACCATACTGACTGAAGAATGGTATGTTCATTGACTTGTAGATCTTGATGCCTGCAATTTCAATGATACCATTACCAGACTGTAATGCTGTACCTTGTGTGTCTCTGTTGACAAGTCCGTTAGAACCTACAGCTTGTATAAGTTCGTAGTATTGTCTTGGGTTAAGTACACCAACTCTACCATCAGTAGAAACGCCTTTTTCATCTAGTGCAGCAGCTGCATCGTAGAAAGCGTTGACTAGAGCTGAAGAGCTGTAAGCGTCAGATGCGTTTGTAGTTGTACCTACACGGATCTGTGTACCGCCGGGCTCGACAAAGTTAGTCTTTGTGATAGGAGAAGCAGCTCTAGCACCTCTAGTGATTGCTCTAAAGATGAGTCTGTCGTACTTCTGAGCAAGAGCATATCCAATCTTCTTGGAGATCTCTCCTCTTAATTCGTAGTGAGCCAATGTTTCATCGAGCTCGTAAACAAATGCACTGGAGATGAGTAGGTCATCAACTGTGATTGTCTTCTCAGCTACTGGTGGTGCACCATCGGTGTTACCTAGTATGCTGTTGCCGGGTGTATGATACTCGGCTGTTGTATGTCCAGTGTAGATGAACTGTAATGATTTTCCATTCTTTAAGGTTCTCTTCATTACAAGGTCTCTAGCAATCGCATTGTGCTGGAAGCCTTTGAACATCTCGCCACTGAACAGCTTTAAGTAAAGTGCTCTTGCGTCACCTGTACTATTAGCCTGACCCGGACGAGTTAGACTCGTGGTCAGTGTGCTATTCTGTTGTGCCATGATTAAGGTTAAAGTTTATATTGCTTTCCTGTACAGAATTTTTCGGCCTAATTTTTGTTTGTGTGTCTATCCACACCGTCTAGACGGCTCAAGGTATCTCCGTAGAGGCTGTAAGCCAAGGGCGGGGGAGTCCGACTCTGAGGTGCTCCCCACGCTGTTAGTAAGAAGGAATCTCTAGTTGAGCATCTTCTTTCTTTTCTTCAGTTTTGTTTTCCGGTTTGACTTCTGGCTCGGGTTCGTACCGAGTTACAGAAGCTCTCATAACCGAGCTTTGATGTGCCATTACTTAACAATTTTAGTATATGTAACACCACGGTAAACGTAAGTTACTGTCATAGTTCCCTCCGATACCAAGCCCCCGTTCCATGACTTGATTACATGCGTCGCATAAAGCGATGAACGGACGTAGGAGTTAACCTATTTGTGGTGCTGTAAGTGCTACGTTTGTAGACTCAGCTGAAGCTAAGTCGAGTGGGAAGTTGTGAGCATTACGCTCGTGCATTACTTCAAAACCAAGGTTGGCTCTGTTTAATACGTCAGCCCATGTTGGAACGATCTTGCCGTTAGCGTCAACGATGGACTGGTTAAAGTTAAAAC